GTATATTAAGAATTTCGGATCCAAAAGGATCAGGTTAACTAAGTTTGAATATCTCTTTCATTCTCTCTCAAGAGTTTGATTGAGATTCTTCATTAGTTTTTAACCCTTTGTTAAGAATAATATCAAATTTATTCGCAACAAAGTCTAGGTTAGTATCTATTGCATAATCTCAAGCACTACGGGTAATTCCATAGTACTTAGGATTATATAGATCTAACTCAGTTGGTTCTATAAGTGCTAAAGATATAGACTTTTTCCATAATTTTCCAACATTAATCATAGTATCAGATTTATTTCTGAATTGTGATATAATTTTGTCAAAATTATTTAACCTCATGGCTTGGGATGAATCAATTAAAGAAATTGAATCATTTTCATAATCACTTATTACATCTTTAAGATTTAATAAATGATTTTTGAAACCATGCAATAGAGGTCATACTGATAAATCGTTAAGATCATATGAATCTTCAAACTTTTGTTTAAAGATATCATATTGCCTTAAGATCTCAGAGGAAACTTTAGCAGCCTCCATCTTTAGTCCATCAGATAGTATCTCCTTCATATATGAAGGAAATAGGTCTACTGGTGGCATGATGAAACTTTCATAAGGATTCTTACTCATGATGTAATTTCTAAATTCATCATAGGTCAGATTTCCAAATGAATATTTCATACTAAAATGGAAGTCATATAATAAATTATAAACTTTTCTGGAAGAGTGATTTCTCACCTTTCCTTTAAGTTTATAAGGTAATTTATCATACAACCTAGCTACTAGATCTAATGTACTACCCTGCCCAACTGATATTTTACTCAAATATGAGTATATCTCAGTATAAGCAATAAAAGGATTATTTCAATTATGGAATAATCCCTTTAAAGGTAGACCTGTTATTTCTTTACCATTTTTGATTCATCTTTTAGCAAATTCATATGTATCAAAAGATACATGTGTTTTTGTTTTAGATATATCAACACCTCATCTTGTCATTAATGTTATATATTTATTGGCAACTTTATTGTTTTTAATAACAA